TTGCAGAAATTTTTAACATGAATATAAAGATAGTTCAACATCCATCAACACCAGATAATTTGAAGCATCCAGAGACACCAGCAGAAGATTTGTTGGCCGAAATGTGTCCATTGATGATTGATATGATAGATGAATGGGGTTTTGACCTAGAGCATGAGACATTTCAGCAAGACTTTCGGATTGTAGTGGAAATATTGAGAGCAATTTTATATGCTCAACTTGGACTTGAGCATGAACTGCATGTAGGTCTTGGTATTAACAATCCTCTGACAAAAATTGAAGATACCGACTTATAAAAGGATGTGTAATTATGATTTTGGTGGATTACAACCAAGTGTTAATATCCTCTATGATGAAATCCATCTCAGTTAGGGATGGTGCAGACGTAGAGGAAGATTTTGTAAGACATATGGTGCTGAATTCCATCAGGATGTACCGAAACAAATTCCATCAGGAATACGGTGAACTGGTGATATGTTGCGACAATCGCAACTATTGGAGAAGACAGAAATTTCCCCAGTACAAGGCACATAGAAAGAAGTTGCGTGAGACATCTACACACGATTGGGATGCTATTTTTGAATGTCTAAATCTCATTAAGGCAGAACTGAAAGAATACTTTCCCTATAAAGTCCTAGAAGTTTGTACTGCCGAAGCAGATGATGTGATAGGTACTCTATGCGAGGAACTACATCATGAGGGTGCAATACTCATTCTATCGGGTGATAAAGACTTCATGCAATTACAACGATATGCAGGGGTGAAACAATTTTCACCGATTCAGAAAAAGTTTTTGACATGCGACCAACCTGAAGTTTTTCTGAAGGAGCATATCATGCGTGGTGATAAAGGTGATGGTGTACCCAATTTCCTGAGTGCAGACGATACCTTTATCACTAATGCACGTCAATCCCCCTTATCCAAAAAGAAATTAGAACAATGGATCGACCTAGAACCAGAGGTATTCTGTAACACTAATATGTTGCGGAACTATGCTCGTAATCGGGCTATGGTGGATTTGACATGCATACCAACTAATATTAAAACTCAGATTATAGAACAGTTTGAAACGACCCAACCATCAGACAGGTCAAGACTGTTCAACTATTTTATTGATAAACGATTAAAAAATTTGATGGAATTGATAGGAGAATTCTAATGCAGAAATCATTACATGAAATATTTACGGAAGTGGACAAGGTAACTGCCGTATCTAAAAAGGCACAGATATTAAAAGACAACGAGAGTGTTGGATTGAAGATTGTACTAAGGGGTGCATTTGATACGGGTATTGAGTGGTTAGTACCCGACACAAAACCACCATACGAACCCAATGATGCACCAGCATATGATCTTGCTGATATGAAACTATCGCAAGTTGCAAAAAAGATTGGGATGTTTGCTAAATTCAACGGTCAAGAAACTAAGCAAGGTAAAGGTTTGACCAAAACACGCAGAGAACAACTATTCATACAATTGCTAGAAGGATTACATCCAACCGAAGCAGAAATCCTATTATCAATGGTCAAGAAAAAATTGAACTATAAAGGATTGACGGCAAAACTATCTAACAAAGCATTCCCTGACTTAATTCCAGAGGAAAGGATGGTGAAACCGAAATGAATAAGACATGGTTCATTGACATTGACGGAACATTGGTCAGACACCTTGAAAACGAAGAAATTGATGAAGGCAGAGAAGAAGAACTTCTACCTTACACTTTGGAATTTCTTGAAGGGATTAAAAAACGAGGTGATTATATTATACTCACAACGGCAAGGATGGAAAGACATCGAGAAATAACAGAAAAAATGTTAGACGATTTTGGCATCGAGTATAATCACATAATTTTTGGCATTGGTTCACAGGAGAGAATTGTGGTTAATGACATCAAACCCATTAATGCTTATGACGGGGGTGATAGAGAAAAACCATTACCGACTGCATATGCTATCAACATGAATCGAAATGAGGGGTTCAGTAGGGTACTAGACAAAGACTTATGGAACAGACCACTCAATGCTAAAGAAAAAGTTTTCGATTTATTTGATTTGCAATGGTTTTACAGTGGGGAGATGGGATAATGGGCCACATGGACATAATGCCAGATGAGCATGAAATTAATGAATTGATTAATCGGAATGAATTGCTACAACAGATGGAAATCATAAAAAAATATATTATAATGCTAGAGGAAAAGGTGGTTGAGTTGAATGAGGATGTAGAGTACTACGAGAGAAGGGAGAGAATGAGAGGGGGGAAGAACGTCAAGTGAGAGAATGGGGTTATAGTTGCCCCATTTGGTGCAGAAAAGTCAAAACGTCAGATAAATATGTTTTTCTAATCGGTCTAGTACATCTAAGGTTGCACTCGACCGATTTTTTTTTCAACTTTTTTCGTATTTTTATGCATTTTTCCTTGACACCGAGTACCCCCATATGTTATGATCTTATTGTTGAAAGGTTAAGAGTAGTTTTAAAAACTTAGACAATGGAGTTAAGCATGACAATCAAGCAACGAATCCTAAATCGAATAGCAGTTACTAAGGCAGTCGAAGTCCATGACCTGATTGACGAAACCGTAGTGGTAGTTGATGCCAGTACTGACCTAACCAAACTAGGTACGACTGAGTTATCAGCAATTGAAACCGCATTGAACTTTGATGATCTTATCACAATGGGTTCAGTTATAGTTGACCCTAATCCAAAAAAAAGTTAAATTAACCTTGACAACAGGGTCGGTCATATGTTATGATCGATCTGTAAATGGTTGAGAGAAGTTCTTGACCATTTTTAACCTTTGATTATGAGGATACACATTGAATAACAATAATGCTCGATTTATCACTGCGATACACAAACACTTTCCTAATGCCACTTCACTTACCCGTTCGCAATTGCGACACGTCAAAGATACTGAAGGTCTGAGATGGCCACAGGCATTAGTAAAGTCGTTAGCAACAGGTATACATAATACCTATTCTGTTCCAGCACTGGATAGTGCCATAGATCAGGGATCGGTTGCCAAACCTAAACCTGTTGCTAAACCTAAGAAAGTCGTTAAGAAAACGAAAACTGAAAGTGTTCTAGATCAAGGATCGGTTCTCGGTTATATTCCAGAAGTCGATAAGACCTATGTTAAGTTTGGACATCACAAGGATATAGTAAAGATTCTCAAGTCCAAGTTATTCTACCCAATGTTCATCACTGGTCTATCGGGTAACGGTAAGACTTTTGGTGTCGAGCAAGCATGTGCTGAAGTCAAACGTGAACTAGTGCGTGTCAACATCACCATCGAAACTGATGAAGATGATTTGCTTGGTGGGTTCCGATTGGAAAATGGTGAAACAGTTTTCCACAAGGGCCCTGTGGTCGAAGCAATGGAACGTGGTGCTGTTCTACTGCTTGATGAAGTTGACCTAGCATCTAGTAAAGTTCTGTGTTTGCAACCAGTGCTTGAAGGTAAGGGAGTATTCCTGAAAAAGATTAATCAGTGGGTGCATCCTGCTGATGGATTCACCATCATTGCTACAGCAAACACAAAAGGTAAGGGTTCAGAGTCTGGTGCTTTTGTTGGAACTAACATTCTTAATGAAGCATTCATTGACCGATTTGCCATTACACTTGAACAGGAATATGCACCAATTGGAACTGAGGTTAGAATTCTGAAAAACGTTTTCAAATCTCTAGGTGTCAGTGATGATGAATTTGCAACTAACTTAGTCAATTGGGCAGATATTACTAGGAAAACTTTCTACGATGGTGGTGTCGATGAAATTATTGCCACACGTAGGTTGGTTCACATTGCCAATGCCTATGCAATTTTCAATGATAGGTTGAAGGCAGTTGAGATGTGTATTGCACGTTTTGATGAAGACACCAAGTCGGCATTCAAAGACCTGTATGAAAAAGTAGACTCTAAAGTCGGTGAACAGATTCCTAGTGAAGACGAACTCAATGTCAGTCCATTCTAGGACTGACATACGTGGCATAAGAGATTTATGCTAAGTTACTAAAATAGTCAAAAAGACAGTCTATGGCATAAGGAATCTCTTATGCCAGTGGTACTAGTTTGTTAGATGTTGAAAATCAACGAAAAGGAAATACTATGGGAAAACCAATCAAAGTCGAACGACACTGGAATAAAATCAATCGTAGAAGAAAGTATCGGTATAACACGAAGCATCACAAAATAACTAAAATTTTTGCTTCTCAATATAAGTCAAAGAAATTCGACTTAAATCTCAGAGAATTGGAAGACGAAATAAACACAGTCATAGTAAAGTAGTTTTTCTCAAAAGTGTGCAGAAAAATTTTTTTGATCATTTTTTGACCCGTAGGGGTAAAGGATAAAT